CTTAAAGTATGAAGTTTATCTTTCTGCATGATAATGAGATTTCTATAAGGTATTACTTCAATCACTTCTTTATAGTTTAAATGAAGATTTTCCATAAAAGAGGCTATCTGCCCTAAAAGTGTATCATTACCTACAACTTGGGATGTGCCGCTATCTTTGACATGGACTTCAGAGAAGCGGCACAGGCGAAAAAAGCATCTCCTCCTAACAGTGGAAGAACATCCTCAATGACTTTCTTTAATTCGTGAAGGTTTAATGACTTAAGAGTCTTTCCTACCCTGTGAGATTTCCAGCGCCAACACTTCACGTCACCTACGATCAAAGTAGAAATGCCCTTAATTATATGAGGTACGTTTTCTGGTAGTTCGGCTAAAACGGTTAACTGATTGTATTCTCCATCCATGCCTATCTTTGAAAACTCGGAAACAGCCCGACAAAGCGTTTTTATTGCCGGAGGATAGACTGTATAGGCCTTCTTTCCGATTTTTATAGTGATAAAATCTTCACCTAACACGCTGTCAGATACTAGTTTAGCAGCTTCATTCATACGATTTTAAATTAAAAAAGGATGGGGTGGTATCACCCACTCCACCCTTTACGTTATACAATCTTTCTACCTTATATTACCCCTCTACGGCCTCTACTTCTGCTTGATCTCTCCATACCTCGGCAGCTAAATTGGCAACACCAGTTTCCATGGCAACGGCTGTTACTCCTAAACCGATATTCTTCTCGACAAAATTCCCTTTGCCCACAATAGAGGCGTTTGGAAATACAATGTAGTTTCCGCTCTTGGTTTGAGCAATGATACATTTGTTGATATTCTGAACGTCTCCCCTGTCCCAGCCTGTTGTAGTGGCTGTACCACCCTGCAAGGCTGCCTTGTCTGCATATTCATATTCACCTAAAGTGAAAGCGATAGACACGGCTCCGGCTTGGGTTATATCCTTATAATAGATCTGGCCTGTCAACTCATTTATGTAATTCGTAACAGATGGATCATCTTCCGTATATCCCCATGTATCCTGATGGGAATTCTTAACTTCTTTGGTAGTTTCTTTAGCTAATAGAGTTTTAATTTCAGCACCGGTTAAGGAAGTCCCTGCAATACTAGTTATAGGATCAGCATACCATAACCTTTTAATTCCGATAAACTTCTTACTCATAATTATTTCACATTTAAAACTTCAAACAAAATTCTTACATTTACATAATGACACTTCAAATAAGCGTCTTTCTCTCGCCCGATAGAAGAAATTCCATAGCGATAGGTAGTACCGTCGTAAGAACTGACCACATCATCCAGTAGTTCTTGAGCTTGTCTTTCAAGTTCACCCAAACGAGTGAAATTAGCGGAATTCTTGCTTGAATCAGGAACACATAGGTTCACCTCTACAAAACCTTTCTTCCAATAAGTACCCGCTTCTTGCTTCTTGGCATGAATGACAATTCTTTCGGTTGTAATCTCGCCCGTAAGAGTTTCTCCGTCAGGTACTCTATCAATCCCGAAAGCCTTGCAATCACGATAAAGGATGTTCGCTATGTCGCTACTTACTATCATCTATTCAAATTCTTCTTTAGCTCGTTTTTCCGCATGTAGAGCGGCACCACTTAAAACATCAAACTCTTTGGATTCCACATATGAAGCATATTCTGTTTCATTCTTCAGCAATATCCCCTCTTCGTCAACTTCTCCCTCATTGGATGCTCTTAGAACGCCTGTACGATCTTGATAACTACCGTTATCTTTAGCGTATTGAACTGATTCATTAGCTATCTCATGCTCTTTTGCAAGAACACGGGATTTCTCGTCATCAAACCAAGAAGCCACATCTGAAAAGTCAAAATTTACATCCATAACTCTGAATAATTAAAATAATTTGTAGATTTCACAGTGTAAATCGTCCCACATGCCCTCACCGTTTCGCCATCCATACATCTGACTTCGTCACCCGCTTTCAGAAAAACTTTCTTCTCGCATACAACGTGATAGTTTGGCCTGAACACAGAACCATTATCAGAGGTAAACTCTTTTGTAGTGTTATCATCGCACCGACATCCGCATACCGTTTCCCAATCTTCTCTACCTGTATTTGGAATAGGTCTGCCAAACTCATCCTTTTTTGGTTTGGTAATGACTTTAACTTGCAATATATGAGGGGAAAAAATCATAAGAATGTTACTTTAGGTTTATTGCTTAACTCATCCTTTAATCCGTACTCTTTGCAAACCCATGAATAGTAGTCCTTAACGCCCTGAATGTTCCAAGACATTGAAAACCCGCTTTCTGAGATGGACTGCGCACGGAGTAAGAGAGAAGGAATAAACTTCGCAATCGACACACTGATTTTCAGCTTATTATCTTCGGTTACTTCATCGTTAACTTCAAGAGAAATATCCAAAAGGTCAGCCTCCGACAACTGAATGCCGAAGGTCTGAAACTTCTGTTTTATGTAGTCACCTACTATCATGCTTCAATTCCCAAAGCTGTTTTTAGAGTCATTGTCTTCTCTTCATCCAAAGCGACAATATTTGCAATCAGAGTTTCCCCTTTCATGTTCATCGTTGCTTTTTCACCAATAGCCTTCAATGCATCAACAACTGCTTTTTTCTCAAACTCCTGTTCAAAGAGAGAAAGAGTTTCTTTGCTTTCTTCTTTCTTCTCTTCAAGAGCTTCAACCAGACCACGAGACACTAAGTCTTTTACACGATCCTCATCAGTCATCTCAAGCTCTGTGCCAACCTGATACAGTTCTTTAGTGAACTTATCACGAAAAATACCAATAACTTTTACTTTCATCTTTAGCCCTCCTGAACTGCATTAATAAGTGATAAATCAAAGTTCACAATCCGCGTAGGATTACTAATCTGCGGAATCCACTCGGCTGTGTACTCCAGATAACGCCCATTTTTATCCCTGTATTGCGAGATAAGCATGTTCCCGTCTGATTGTGTATAAGCACGTCCTGGTATGGGATCGGTAGCCTCATACGGAGTATGGAAGCGCATATATCCGATTTTGTCCTGACGAAGCAGAGTTATACGACCATCGGCATAAACCTGATGGTTAATACCTTGCTGATCCTCAACGTAATCTTCCTTAATATCAATAGCAGGAAGCCCAATGCCAGTGAACACTTGCGATGCAAGATCGGAAGTAACCAAAGCGGCACTTGCCATGACTTCACGCTGCCCAAGAATCATCTTGAATTTATCTCCTAATTCGGGACTGCCCACGATATACTTAACGAACGTTCCACGAGACATAACCATCTTTTGAAACGCACCGTATTGAGGCTTCAAAGAATTGATCTGTGCTTGCAGATAAGAAATAAGCTTATCTGCTACAGCAGCTTCGGGAGTGATAAATTTGAACGGAAGATCAATTTCTAACACATCCGGAGTGTTTATGTCTGAGCGATTATCTTTGTTCTTCACATTTGCAGAACCCGTCATCAACAAAGAACCTACAACCAAGTCCATACGCTTGTGAGCTGCCAACATCACCTGACGGAAATCATCATAAACGAAATTGATAATCTCATTCAAAGCAGTATTTTGATTAGCGGGTTTGGCTGCGTTGAATTTATCAATCAGGTCCTGTAACTCAGACAAACGGTCAATTGATATTTGGTAGGCATCACCAAGATAGGCTATTTCACCATACCCAGAACCGATGTTCCGACGTTCACGGATAGGTTTCTCACCATAGCGTGAATTGATAGAACCGGCCATGACCCCAGTTACAGAACCTATATAGTCCTTGAACACACGTGTAGTAGTACGACGGAAGTCAAGATACTGCTGCCAGTATATCTTATCGTCTCTCGTCTGAGAGACACGATTAATGATAGCGGAGATTATATTCGCATCATTAAAAAGAGTTTCAATAGTCAACATCATATCTTAATCCTCCTATTCGTTAAATTGAAAATCTTTACCCAAATTCGCTTTGTCCGTATCGGAGAAAGGAACTACCAACTTATCCGGTTCAATCTCACGAGCTGCCGATAACAGCGCAACCAGATTGATACCATCCTCTACTTTCCTGCTCTCATAAAGAGCAGAATTTGCAACGTTCTTAGGGGTTGTTCCGCCAACTTCACTAGCCTCGAAAAGAACGGCATTTTTTGCGATGCTGGTACCAAAGTCTGATATGGTCAACACATCATAATCAGAATTCGACTTATCAACTCCTGAAACTGTGGTACCTTTAGTTCCATTACCTAAAAACATACCAGAATAAGCATAAGATCCCTTCTGGATTTTAAGGCTCGTGCCTCCCGAGGTATAGGCTTCTACCACCTTCACGTTTCTCACTACCTTGCATGTCTTGTATTTCAAGTCGGCAGCTATTGGAATAAATGAAGGAAGAACATCCCCTACGTTCAGGTTTGTCGTGTCAAGCCTGTACGGCCCTCTACGACGAATACCCGTATTTACATCGTATCTTTCCTCTATCGATGGTTCTGGGGTTAAGTTGTACTTAAATCCTGCACTCATTGTTACTTTTTGTTTTGTTCTACAATCTCTTCAGTACCTTTATTAATCATATTGGCGATTTCGGTACTTTCTTTCTCAAGCTTTTGCTCCGGTGTTTCGGGAGCTTGTACGCCTTTGAATCCGTCATTAGCAAAGTCTTGTTTCAAGTCCTTGAAATAGACATCCAAGTCCTCATCTTCTTTAATGGCGCATCTCTTAGCGTAATTCTCAGGAATACCATACTCCTTTGCCTTTGCAAGAATCTGCTCTTGGCGTGTAGCCTGCAACTTCTCTTGCTTCAAAGTAGAAAGCTCAATTGAGAGAGCCTTATTGGACTCAATCAACGCCTGTGCCCATGCGGGAACATCATCTTTCTTTTCTTCTGGTTGTGGATTAGGATTGGGATTCTCGATTGGCTTACCGTCTTTAAGGTTATGCTTCTTCTCATAGTTTCTGATTGCTGATTGAGTAGCATCCCCGGCACGGAAGTCACCGTAACTTGTCAACACGTACGAAAAACTAACTCCCTCCACAATGGCAGGTATTTGGCTTTCGTCCGTTAGACCTTCAGCTTTCTTGGTCGCTATCCGGTCAAGAATAGCATCATCGACACCGACAAATTTCGTTTTCAATGCTGCTAAGATTTTTTCTTTCATACCGTATGAATATTAAATTGTTAAATTGAAATTCAGTGGTATAAAAGTACTTATAGTGTATTTCTGTGGGAATTTTTTAGAGGTGGGAAAGCTAACAAGTAGGGAAAGGTGCGTTATTAAAGAAAAAAGGCGTGAAACCGAATGGAATCACGCCTAAAATTTAATGGGAAAATATTAATGATTTAAAATGGCGATGCCTTTTATTATTCCTTCAATTTCATAGGATGCAGCAACTTCAGAAGTAAAATACTTGTCTTCCTTTAATTCTTTTTTTAAGTCGGCTTCTATTTTTTTTCCATTCTCATAGGAATCTGGATATATATCTTTATTTGATTCTAAAAAAGACAAACATGCTTGAATATATCCACGAGAAGTAAAATTCATCTCTTTTCCATCAATAAGTTCTTGAGCTTTTTGATAAATATTATTCTTCCTTTCTATCTCACTTTCTAGGTTTGAAATCCAGCCACTTATAAATATAAGAAAAAATAAACATAAAGACATAATAACTTTTTTATTGCGCCATTTATCTGGTATAAAAAATCCTAAGATAGAGGCTATGGCACTTGCAATTGTTAATGATAAAATGTAATTCATACCCCTAACACGATATTAGCATCAATATTCAACTTTCGACTAATCTCACGAGCAACTTTCAATGTCGGTTCACATTTGCCAGAAATATAATCACTAAGACGTGAAGGGCTAACGCCAATCAACTTAGATAGAGATTTCTGATTCAGATCCATTTCAAACATACGAAGTTTGAGAACATCCACTAATGAAGGCTCTCCAATAGCAAAGTGCTCCTCTGAGTAATCAGCAACAAGATTGGAAAGAAGCTCTAACTCTATGCTGTTAGGATCATTCAAAGGAGTATCATCTTTCACTAATGGAAGAAGCTCCTCTACTCTTTTCACTGCCCATTCATATTGGGCTTGATTTTCTATCTTTGTCATAAGCTCTAAATATTAGCGCAATCTATTTTATCATATTCTTTATGAGTACCAATAAAACGAACATATACAAACTTTACAGTAAATTTTATAACGACTACTAAGCGATAATTGTTGCCTTTGATATTGAAAACATAGTGCTGATTGCCTACATTGTCAACACTATTAAAGGTTTTCTTGACATCAGCAAAACAAGCCCACTCACTTTTCTTAACAATCATAGTCCATTCTTGCAAAGCCACCTTTGAATCAGGGTGATTCTCTGCATATTCTTTTAAAGCTTGTTCTGTAAATATTCTCATTGCTTACTCAATTTTCATGTGACAAAGATAATAACTAAATTCTATTTTTCAAAATTATATTCCAATAATTATAATTAAATGCAAAAAAATAGCGGCAACT